GGTAAAAACTATCAACTTGCTATTGGTGGTGATTATATCCAAAGAGTTATGGGGCTTAAAGATGAAACCGTTACGGGTGATGTAACTAAAGAATTTCAGGGTAATGAGTTTACCTCAGTCAAAGGTAGTAAGTTCACAGTTGTAAGTGAGAATAGAGCTGATACTATTGAAAATGATTGGCAAATTGCTGCCGGTGGAAATATTGATATTAATTGTGATGCTGATTTTAAAGTAAAATGTAAGAATTTTACTGTTGATGCTGCAGCAGACGTATTGATTAAAACTCCCGGTGGATTTATCAAGATTGAAGCTGGTGGTAAAATTACCATTGAAGCTTCTGGTGCTAATGTTGTTATTAAAGGTCAACAAGTTAGAATCAACGACTAATAAGGAAATATAATGTCAACGAGAGCCGATAACTTTACTCAGACTCAAAAGATGCCGGATTTATTTTCGGATTTTCTTGTTGATCTGTCACCCCACCCTATTATCAAAGATGTAGCTAGAGTAAAGAATGATATTGCAGTTAAAAGAGCGGTGAGAAATTTAGTATTAACAAATATAACTGAAAGATTATTTCAACCTAATATTGGTGGGAATATAAGAAGAGTTCTATTCGAGCCAAATGATATTATTGCTTCCTCTGAACTAGAATACGATATTTCAAACGTCATTAATAATAATGAACCTAGAGT